GCGGCACGATCAGGTACACGATAAGAAAGTACGAGATGAAATGGGGAATGAGGCAATATACTCCGAAGCAACTCAACCAGAAGAAGTGATGGCGACTTATTCTATCATCGCTTACTCAGCTCGCACGTTGCCCGATCAGTATCGCAACATGGTCTATGCGAAGTGGCTGCGGTCATTGCGCTTCGGTAACGATTACTTTAAGCTCATCGACTCGGACGATTACTACCTCACTTACCACCGATACATTACAAATCTGCTGGCGCAACCAGCTGCGACAGTGCGGTTAGCGGTGCTAACAGATGACCGCGATGTTGTTCTTGGATTTTCTGTGACGCGCGGGAATATCCTTGACTATGTGCATGTGCACAAGGATCATCGCAGATGTAAGATCGGCACTCATCTTATCCCGTGCGGCATTGACACGATTACGCATGTGACTAAGTCGGCACTGCCGATCTGGAATAACAAGTATAGCAACTGGAAGTTCAACCCCTTTTCGTGAGAATTAAATGACAGATGTCAAATATGCTGAGCTTCATTCGCCAATATTCCTGGCCGGAACTAACCTTGGCGCGAAACTTGACCCTTCTAAGCGGAATGGTCTTTCTTTACATTTTGATGAGGATAAAAAACGATTGAAAGTTACTTGGATGAATGAATCTGGTTGGGTGCCAGAGCCTAACTGCGCGATGTGGATTGAGGGCAAAGCTGAGCCGCGAGGCGGCATCCCGATTGCGCACAAAGGCTTGCCAACCGCACAAGTGGATAGCCCGCAGTCTCATGTGTTTGCTGGACCAGGAAGCGGAAAAGCTAAATGAGTGAGCTAAGTTTTCTAGTTGATCTGCTTGTCAACCACAAGTTGCCCAAGGCGACTAGTGAAGTTGTGCTTGATCGCCTCAAAGCAGTTGAAGCTTGGCTTGAGAATTATGGGCCAGCTAAGCCGCGTCTGCCTGGTCCAGCACAAGCAGCATCGACTCAGGCGATACTTGACCGCAATCCTGACCTTGTCGCGGCAATTCCTGTCGAGCAAGTGGCGCAAACTCCTGCAGCAATGGCGGCGATGGCTTCAAGAGAGACCGCAATCGCAGAGTCATTGGCAGGTAAGGTCGACAAAACCACTGGGCGCCCGAGAAAGTTTTGATGTTTGAAGACGATCAACGCGAGCTTCTTGAAGAAATAGAAGCGCGCGCGCGTATCAAAGCGAACATGCCGGACATATTCTCTGGCGCATTTCGGCAGCAAATCGAATTCGTCAAGGACCCATCCAAGTTCAAAGCACTATTCTGCACGCGCCGCAGTGCCAAATCATACACTGCGGGAATTTATTTGGTCTCAGAGGCGCTCAAAAACCCTGGCTGTAACTGTTTATTTATCGGTCTTACCCGCGCGTCAGCCAAGGCAATCATCTGGAAAGATATTCTGCGCGTGCTCAATACGCAGTTTAGTCTCGAGGCTGACTTCAACCAGACTGATCTGACAATGACATTGCCCAACGGCTCTGTGATCGCGGTCACCGGCGTTGACGCGGATCAGGATGAGATGAATAAGTTACTCGGTAGGAAATATCGCCTTGTCTGTATCGACGAGGCGTCGATGTATACTATTGATGTGCGTAACCTTGTGTACGGCGTGCTCGGGCCAGCCATGACTGACCCGAATGCCGGTGGGCAACGCGGCACAATTTGCCTCATGGGTACCGCGTCAGACTTCCCGAGCGGGTTGTTCTATGACGTAACGACACAAAAGGAAAAGGGCTGGAAATTATTTGAGTGGACAGCTCATGATAACCCATATGTCGCGAAACAATGGCAGGAAGCTTTGGATGAGATCGCGCGAGAGCGTCCGCTTTACATGGAAACTCCGCAGTTCAAGCAGTGGTACCTCAACCATTGGGTCATCGACGAAGAGAAGCTTGTTTATCGTTTCAATCCGCAGCGCAACCTTACAAAGTCTGTCCCGATGTTACCTGCGGATGGCTGGACGTATATCCTGGGCGTTGACACTGGCTGGGAGGATGACAACGCTTTTGTCCTGACTGGCTTCCATGTCAATGATCCCCATCTGTATGTGCTGAGAGTTTACAAGAAGAAGAAGCTCACCTTTGACCAAGTGGTCGAGGTGATTCTGCAATTTATGAAAGATCCGGTGTATGCGCCTCACAAGGTTTTTATCGACGGCGCGAACAAGCAGGGCGTGGAATCTATGCGCGCACGTTCTGCAATCCCTTTTGAGTATGCCGACAAGCAGGACAAGGCAACCGTTATCGAATTATGCAATGCAGATTTGGTTCAAGGTAAAATCCTGATCCATGACACCACTGTTAACAGGGACTTGTGGCAGGAGATGGCGGCACTAGTGTGGGTTACTGATGGCGACCGCATAAAGATCCCCAAGAAAGAACATCCTAACCTCGCCAACCATTTGTGTGATGCTTTTCTATACTCCTGGCGCAACGGCTATCACTACCATTCAGGACCGGCCGAAAAGAAAGTCGTGCATGGATCTCGAGAGTGGTACCTGCAACAGTCTGAAAATATTTGGGAAAAGGAACGCGAGAAGCTCATGGAGGAGTCAAATCAAGATTTATGGCCTGAGCAACCGGAACTGAGCATTTTGGACGTATTTAGACGGTTTTGAATCGAAAAACGATCAAAAGGAATCAAAATGCTTCCATTTTTGAAAAGTAAGGATGACGGCGTTGGCGTTGGCCCAACTGATCCAATTAAGCGCATGCCGGATAAGGACGGTCCGAGCTATGACATCCTCGATGCGATCGCCGAGGACATGATCGCGGCAGTCAAAAGCGGCAAGGCGGTCCATCTAAAAACCGCACTGCAGGAGTTGATCTCTCATATTCAGACCATGGACCAGATGTCTGACACACATGAAGAGGTTGGCGGATGAGTATGTTCACGCTAACCCCTGTCTGGATATTCCAGAAGCAGGATATGGGCGCCAGTTTCAATGGCGATCCCGTAAAACTTCAGTTCGAGGATAACCTGGGCATTCAATGTGCCTGGACTGGGACGCCGACAGGCATTGTTACTGTGCAAGTGTCGCTTGATTACGACAACTTGGGTTGGCAAACCATGATCTTTTCGCCGACCCCGTCGCAGCCAAGCGGCTCTGCGGGTAACAACTGGTTTGAAATCAACCAGTCACCTGCGGCATGGGTCAGGGTTATCTATACAAGAACAAGCGGAACAGGGTTATTTAGCGCCAAGATCGCTCTGAAATCGGTGTAATTGAATGGCTTATAGCAGGTATCCGTATACCGACGTTGGCACGGTAACCATTTCCGGGCCAGTGACGGGAACTTTTCAGCCGCTCGGGTTGAGCATAGCTGGTCGGATGACTGTTGTTACTTTGAATGATTCGACATGGACACCTTTACCGGCAGTGCCATTGGTCAAAAGGAACGGAATATCTGTGCAGAACCAGAGCGCGACAGAGATCAAACTGAACTATGACCCGCTAACAGTCGGGTACGTCGGTGCGATCGTGAACACAAGCGGTGAGAGGTTCTACGATATTCAAGACAGCATCATTTTGTACGGAAAGTGTATGCCAGGAACTGGGCCTGTGGATATTTTGATCGAGGAATTATCGTAATGGCTTCAATTGGCTCATCGATTATTCCCGCTTCCTCGCAGCTAACTAGCTTCGGTGTAGCGAACTATTCTATTGTCGCGGCAAATACTGAGTACGCTTTTGTTTTGCCGTCAGGTTCAAAAAACTTTTCGTTTCAAACAAGAGAAGGAGGATTGTTGCAAGTTGCCAGCACGATGGGCGACAGCAATACAACGTTCTTCACTATTTTCCCTGGCTGTACGTACAACATATCGTCAGTGATAGGTTCGAATCCGGTTACACTATATGTGCGGTCTCCGAAGGCGGCACAAACTTTGGAAGTTTTTTATTGGGTCTAAAGGTCGTGTTTTTGAGGCCGATATGAATTCGCGGTGTTTTTAAAAACAATGTCTTTAGGAGTTTAGAATCATGAGTGTTACAGCGCATTTGGTTTTTGACCCGTCTTCATTGGCTGAGTCTGCAAGTGTCGGTGCATATGTCCGAGCTGGTACAGATGGATCGTTGATCGCTTCCAAGTCGATCGCTTCGAGTAACTGGCTGCAGGTTTCTTCT